GTGGAGAAAAGTTTGGAATATTTAATGATATACAAAGACAACAAGCAGTCGCTTATGCAGATGAAGCTCTTGCTAAATTAGGCACAGCTGACACATCTGTTGGGGGATCCTTAGATAATATATCAAAAGATATTTCAACTCTTATTGAAAGTAAGAAAAAAAGAAATCAAATATTAAAAGATGCAGTAGATGAAATAGATCCTTCACAGGAAACTGATAACATTCTCACAGATAATTGGGTTGACAAGCGTATTTCGGAGATAGATAGAGAAACTAAGATAGCTCAAGCAACTTCACAAGAAATAGAAGAAGCACAGCAAGCAATGGCGATAGCTATAGAACAAGGCAGAATAGAAGAAGCAAAAACCATAGCTGACGAACTTAAACGCATGGGTGTAAAATTAGATGAAGGTGGTTATAAATCTGATGTTCCAACCGACATGTCAAACATATTAAAAAAACCTGAGCATGCAAAAGGTGGTCGAATAGGTTTTGAGCCTGGCGGATTAACTGGCGGATATAATGTAGGGGGAAATCAAGATTTTTATGCAGGTAGTGCAAATATTGGAGGAACATTAGGTCCTTTAGATCTTAATGTTGATTTGTCTAAAATAAAAGGTAGTGATATAGAAAAAGAAGCTACATTACGTTTTAATAAAGAAATGGCTATGATAGATGGTTTAGTCGTGGATGGTATTATTTCTAAAAGAGAAGGCGAAGATGCGATATGGAAGGCTCAACTTTTATTTGGACAAGAACTATATTCACAACCAGATGGAGACAATAATTTAAGACTTGATGCTTCTATAGGAACAGATCAAAGCGGAGAAACTACTGGTAAAGCAGGATTTACATATTCATTTGATAAAGGTGGCCGCGTTGGTTTAGAAGGCGGCGGTGGTCCACTTGATAAAATGAAAATGAATCGTAGGGGATTCTTAGGTCTGCTTGGATCGGGGCTCGCGGCTTTAACTGCAGGTGGTAAGGGTTTATTTACCGCAGCGCCAAAAGTTGCAGAAGTAGCAGCTACAAACGCTATACCTTTGGTTGAAGGCATGCCGAGCTGGTTCCCACTTCTAGTAAATAAGATTAGAGACAAAGGAAAAATTACAAAACAGTCAGATTATACAGAAGCTAAAGAAGAAGGTGTAAATATTGTTGAATATCGATTGACAGATGATTCTTTAAAGGCAAGTGATCTCTACATGGAAGAAAATCTTAATACTGGTGAAATAACTATTTCGGGTCGAGGAGATGATTATCAACAAGTTGAATTAACCTATACACCAGGAGATAGAATAGTTAATGTCGAATCAGGTAAAACGAGTGAAGCTGCTCCTTCTTTTAATGCAGAAGCACAAACTAAAAGCGCTGGACAAGCTGAAAAAAGAGATGGTTTTCTTGGAAACCAAGATACTACACCAGACTTAATGGGAAGACACCCTGTGGTAGTTAGCGAAAAAGGTACATTTGAAGCATCGGAATTTCAAAAAGGACACGAGGGATGGGCTGATGTTGAAAACTTTGGTGGTGTAGATGATTTAAAAGGAGATTTAAGCTCATGGGAAAAAATAGCAGGCACATCTAGTAAGGTAAGTAAAAAAGATATAGAAGCTGAAATTAAAAGATTTCTGGAAACACAAAAGAAACCAGTAGAACCAGACATGGCAAAAGGCGGTCGCGTTGGTTTTGCAAATGGTGGTTTTGGTTATGGAGGAGCTGGATCAGAAGGAGATCTTTCTGTTTCGCAAATAAGTGGTTTTGATCCAAATACAGCGGAAGGTGCTTATAGTTTAATGAAAGGTCTTCCAGGTCTTATGGATTTATATAGGCAAAAGTCTGTAGGTCCTAAAAATAAAGCGCTTAGAACAATTGATCCAACTTTTGGTCATTATGCAGGCGGTCATGCGACGCATAATATGGCTCAGTGGAATGAATTAAAAGACCAATGGAGACAAAAAATGGATGATGATATTCTTGCAGCAGAAGAATATTATGGTTTTAATCCATCAGAGGATCAAAGAAAAATGCTTATTGAGAATTTTGGTCCTATGCTGAAGTCTGATTATAGTGATAAGCACTCGTTGTGGGTATCGGCTGATATGGCCGACCAACTCAAGGTTGATTCTCATATGGCTCAAACAAGACTAAATAATTGGTTACCAGGGCAAACAGATTTGTTTGATTCTATATATGGTTATAATAAAGGCGGCCGTGTAGGTTTACAACAAGGAGGTAATCCTGATAAAACAAACAAAGAAAGAGCAGACTGGATAGAAAAACTTATACGAATGAAGCAAGCAAAAAAATTTAATGCGGAACAAGAACTACCTTCTGGGTTTTGGGAACAATTAAGAATGTTAGATCCTTGGGATGATACACCAGATAGAAGAAGAGCTATAAATGAAACAGATATGAGATATAGGGATGAAATTTTCAAACTGAGATATGACGCTGCGAAAGAGGAAGCAGACTACCAACTTCGTCTTATGGAACAAGAACAAAATGCACCTATAGAGGTTGCACAAGGCGGTCGTATAGGATTTCAAGAAGGTGGTGCATCTGGGATAGGTTCAATATTAAATCAGATAAATCAGCTTAACAATACAGTTGCACAAAATGCTTTTGCGCAGGGTTCACAAATGGGAGCTCAAAATGCTGCCGGTCAAATTAATTCTTCACAACCAACTCTTAGTGCTGCTGTAGGTCAGATTAGTAATCAGATAGGTCAACTAGGTCAAGGTATACAACAAATGATAAGACCACCACAAGGACCTAGTCAAACTTCTGTTTCCCAACCAGCAACTACAGGTTATATGCCCAGTCAGGCACGACCAACATTTGAATTTGACATGTCACAATTTGTAGAAAGTCCAGGAACACCGGGTGTAGAACATTTTATGAATCCAACAGAAGAGAGCACTCAACAATATAATGAATTTCAAGATTGGGTGTCCAATTCACAGAATGTTAGTGATCAATTTAATCAGGCACATAATGCTTATCAAACAGATCTTGCAGCATGGGAAGCAGATCAAAATGTACCACTACAACAACAAACATATAATCCTTTTGGATCTACAGCAGGTAGAGGACAATTTACTGGCTTAAGGGGTCAAGCTGTACCACCTAATATAAATGGTTTTCCTGCCGATGCTACTGCATCTACGATTAACCCAGCGAATAGACCTAGACCAGAAGACTATATTCTTCAAAGAGGAGTTAATACTGCTGGAACAAATTCTGTAAGTAATTATGCTAATGGCGGATTAACACGTACAGTTCCACCGCAAAGGGGACCATTAGCCAATGGCATTGGCACAAGATTTAAGGAGAGACAAGTATGGCTATAGATAAAAATAATCCTGCTTTTGCAGCACCGAGAAAAACGGTACAGATACCAGGAAAGCAAGCACAGCAACAAGCGCAAATGGAATTGCTGTCGCAACATCAAAACCAACAACCAATAGAAGTTACACCTTTAGATGATGGTGGAGCAGAAATTAATTTTGATCCGTCTGCTCTTAATCAAGAGGGTGGACAATTTCATGGTGAGAATTTAGCAGATATTTTAGATGATAATACATTACATAAAATAAGTTCTGATTTACTTAAAACTTATGAGGATTGTAAATCATCACGTCAGGAATGGGAAGACACCTACACTAAAGGAATGGATCTTTTAGGTTTTAAATATGAAGACAGAACACAACCATTTAGGGGTGCATCAGGTGCAACACACCCAGTTCTTGCAGAAGCAGTTACACAGTTTCAAGCACTAGCTTATAAAGAATTATTACCAGCAGATGGTCCGGTTAGAACCCAGATTATTGGTATGGTTAATGTAGAAAAAGAAGAGCAAGCAAAACGTGTAAAAGATTTTATGAATTACCAAATCATGGTTGAAATGAAAGAGTATGAACCAGAGTTTGATCAGTTATTATTTAACTTACCATTATCAGGTTCATCATTTAAAAAAGTTTATTATGATCAATTATTAGGTCGTTGTGTTTCTAGGTTTGTTCCAGCAGAAGATTTGTATGTTCCATACAATTCAACATCTTTAGATGACACAGAAACTATTGTACATAAAATTAGAATGTCAGGTAATGATTTATTGAAACAACAAATATCTGGTTTCTATAGTGATATAGCTGTTGAGGAAGATACTAATATAGATTCAATTACAGAGAAAAAAGAGGAGCTCATAGGAGTTCAACCAGTTGAAGATGAAATTTACACTATATTAGAATTTCATACAAATTTAGATTTACCAGGCTTTGAAGAAAAAGATCAAGAGGGGCAACCTTCGGGATTAAAGGTTCCTTATTTAGTTTCAATTGATGAAGGCTCTTCTAAAATTTTATCTATTCGAAGAAACTATGATCCACAAGATCCTAATAAAAAGAAAAAAGATTATTTTGTACATTTCAAATTTTTACCAGGACTAGGCTTTTATGGATTCGGCCTTATCCACATGATCGGCGGTTTATCAAGAACTGCCACTTCTGCTTTAAGACAACTCTTAGATGCAGGCACCTTGGCTAATCTCCCGGCCGGATTCAAACAAAGAGGCATCAGAGTCAGAGATGAAGCTCAACCGTTGCAGCCGGGCGAGTTTCGGGACGTTGATGCACCTGGTGGAAATTTAGCTGATTCGTTTTTACCTTTACCATTTAAAGGACCAAACGCTACACTATTACAATTGATGGATTTTGTTGTCCAATCCGGTCAGCGGTTCGCGAGCATCGCAGACATGCAAGTGGGCGATGGTAATCAATCAGCAGCAGTAGGCACAACCGTCGCGCTCTTGGAGCGCGGATCGCGGGTTATGTCAGCTGTTCATAAAAGATTATATGCAGCAATGAAATGTGAATTCATGCTACTGGCAAAATGTTTCGTAACTTATTTACCACCACAATATCCTTATGATGTTATTGGTGGTCAGAATCAAATTTTTCAAAAAGATTTTGATAATAGAATTGATATTATACCTGTAGGTGATCCTAATATATTCTCACAGACACAAAGAATTAGTATTGCGCAAACACAATTACAATTAGCGATGTCTAATCCTAAAATGCACAACATGTATCAAGCATATAGGGATATGTACGATGCATTAGGTATAAAAAATGTTAATACAGTACTTCCACCGCCAGAAAAACCAACACCCATGGATCCGGCAATGGAGAATATGCAGTCTATGGCAGGAAAACCATTCCAAGCATTTCCAGGGCAAGATCATCAAGCCCACATGGATGCACATTTAACCTTTATGGGTACCTTTATGGCTCGAAACAATCCACAAGCGCTCTCTTTATTGCAAAAAAACTGCATGGAGCATATCGCCTTGATGGCACAAGAGCAAATACAGATGGAATTTGAGGAAGAAATGGCTGAAGCACAACAAATGCAGGCATTTATACAGCAAGCAGGGGCTCAAGGAGCTCAAAATCCACAAGTTATGCAAATACAACAGAAATTACAACAGCTTAACGGTAAAATTGAGTCCAGAAAGGCTCAATTAATCGCTCAACATACGACTGAATACGCTGAAGAAGAGAAAAAGGTCTTAAATCAGCTTGATAGTGACCCATTACTCAGATTAAAGTCCGATGAAGTTCAAATTAAGGCTCAAGAAGAGCAAAGAAAAGACAAAGAGGGCGAAGAAAAGGCAAATATGGAAACATTGAAGCTTTTACAAGGAAAAACTGAATTTGACCAAAAATTAGACCAAGATGACGAACATGCGAAGCTTAGAGCCGCTGTTTCACTCGCAAAAGACGGTATAAAGAGCATGGACGCTACCATTAAATCCGGGGGCAGATAAATGGCCATATACAACAATTTAAGTGATATTATGGTCGGAGGAGACTATGATCCTAATAAAAGGGGTTTAGTTACTGGTCCTGGAGGTTATGCTGGTGATCCTCACGGAGGCACTACTAATGAAGGTGGATATGGGCCTGCAGGACAATTTGGTGGACCCTCTAGTGGTGGTTGGGGTATGGGTGGTGGTAATCCTGGCTCTAATGCTACTTCTAGTACTGCTCAGAGTGCATATGATCGATCTCAGTTAGAGCAGTGGGGAGAAGATGACTATAGTGCTTTTTATGATAAAGCTAGTCCTGAGGCAGCGCTAGCATTTGATGCTTTAAACCAGTCTGTTTCGTATGGTGATGATCAAACTGTATCTGGTCTTACATGGGGAGGTCCAAGTGCATTTAGAGGTCCTCATAACGATAATGAAAATTTTAAAAAACTCAATACGATGCTGACGCAGATGACTCCAGAACTTTCGTCAGAGGTAGATAAAGATGTTTATGCAGCTTTTTTTGGTAAAATCGCACCAGGAGATGTTACTGATGCACAGAAATCTTCTCTTGCTACTGCGTTAGGTTATCGGAGTGTATCAGATATGGAAAGTAATCTAGGCACAAAAACTATGAATACTATGGCGGCGTATCATGCAGAAACTACAAGTTTTCAGGCTATGATGGATTCTCTGAAAGACAAGTATGAGGGAGTTAAAACTTCATGGAGTGAAGGGGATGAGACAGATAAAGCTGTCATGCTAGGAAAAGCAGCATTAACCGGCATCGGAGCTGGTGGTACTTATGGATTGGCGCAGCAGCATGGCTGGGGACCTGTTATGAGTGCGATGGGTATGATAGGTGCACAAGCTAAGATGGGACAAACGATGTTTGGGCTAATAACTGGTAAGCCTGGTAAGAGTGCAGAGGTAGTTAGTTGGGCAAGAAAAGACGGACTTACTTTAACAGAGGCAATAGAAACAGGTGTAGTTAAGGCTTCAGATGTTATGAAAACAGGAGATCTAGAAACTGGTCAGGGTGAGGATATAAGAGGGTCTCTTGGTTATAGTTTTAAAAATAGTCCAGTTGGAGAGTTTCTGGGTTATGATCCAATGGAAGCATCAAGTTTTCAAGGAGCATATGTTGATCCACAAAAAGCTATTGATCACGGTTTTATGTATTCAGGTACTACTCAAGGAATGACTGATGATCATTTTGGTCTAGTGTCAGGCGCATTAGCTGATCCTTATGGTCAGACCATGGGTTATATGATGAGTGCCTCTGAAGCTCCTGATCGAGGTTCAGCAAATCTTTCTTCTGATGAACAAGCTGCTTTACTTGAGGCTGGAGAAGCTGGAGAAGCGACAGCTATTGCGGATGTATCTGATTTTGATGATGGACAAATGCAAATGTTTAATAAATATGTAAGCATGGGATACAGTGAAGAGTATGCTGCAGAGTATGTTAGGAGTTTTGGATAATGGAAAAAGAAAAGAAAATCAGTAAGGTAATGCGTGAATTTAAAAAAAAGAAATTAAAGATTGGCAAAAGCAAGAAAAAAGTTAAGAATAGGCGCCAAGCCATAGCTATCGCGCTCAGCGAAGCAGGTGTAAACAAAAAGAGGAGGATCTCATGATTCAAGACTTAAGAGACACAATCATACAAAAATGGAATGACACGTCTGTCAAAACCAAATTAATTGGTGCAGCTGTTATTATCGTCGTCGTTTTATTAAGCGTTTTATAATCCAATGTTCCAACTATTACTAAAACCATTACTCGGCGTAGCCGGTGATATGATCAAAGGTGTCGTTGAAACTAAAAAAGCTAAAGCTACAGCGAAACTAACCGAGATCAAAGCTGCTACAGCATTAAAAGAACAACAAATAGCAGGCAAGGTATCTTGGGAAGCATCAGCTGTGGACCAAATGAAAGGCAGCTGGAAGGACGAAGTAAGTCTCGTAGTGCTGCTGGCCCCCGCGGTGCTCGTTTTCGTTCCTGGGTGTCAAGAATACATTAAAACTGGCTTTATTGCTCTACAAGAGCTCCCGACGTACTACCAGCACCTGTTATACATCGCGATTTCTGCATCATTCGGAATTAAGGGCGCAGGCCAAGCCGTTAAAATGTTCAAAAAGAAATAATTGACTTAATTTTACATTCGGGGGAAGTATGGGGGAAGATAAACCCAAGAACGCACTTGATGAGTTTTGGGACAACTTAGGAGATAAAGCAAAAAAGTATGTCAGAAGCTACAGACCCGATAAGCGTAATTCATCGTCTACAAAGGATGATGCAGGATCAAATGGAAAGTCTAATTCAAACTCTAGCTCAAGGCGGGGTTGACAACATGGAAAACTATAAATATATAGTAGGTAAGATTCATGCAATAGATATGATACAACAGGACCTCTCTAACCTGCTTGAACCAAAGGAGCCAAAAAACGATGACCCAAACAACGTCACACGCATTAGAAAATAAATATGAAGCCGAAGCTAAAGAGGCTACAGAAGAACCTTCCAAAACAAATTTAGAAAAGCTCCCACAACCTACAGGTTGGAGATTATTAGTTATGCCCTTTCAAGTTAAAGAGAAGAGTGAGGGTGGAATTATTATTGCACAAGAAGCATTAGATAGAGCCCGAGCCGCGGTCCAAGTTGGATACGTCTTGAAGCTCGGACCTTTATGTTATAACGACAAAGAGAGATATCCTACAGGTCCATGGTGCGCGGAAAAAGATTGGGTGATATTTGCAAGGTATGCAGGATCACGAATGGAAATTGAAGGTGGAGAGATACGAATGTTAAACGATGATGAAGTCTTAGGGACGATAGAAGACCCTAAAGATTTGATTCACGCAATGTAAATCATAGGAGGATTATACTATGCCAGATGAAAAAATCGACATTGGTGAAGCAGATGAACAAGAAACAGAAATTGATCTTGATGCACCTGTAGAAGAACCAAAAGAAGATAAGATAGAAGTAGAAGAAGCTCCCGCTGAAAAAGTGGAAGAAGAAAAACCTGCTGAAGAAGGGAAAGAAGAACTTTCAGAATATTCTGAAGGTGTAAATAAAAGAATAGCTAAACTTACACGTAAAATGCGTGAAGCTGAAAGGCAAAAAGAAGAAGCTATTACTTATGCAAAAGGACAAAAAGATACAGCGGAAAGAATTCGAAGACGTTATGATTCTTTAGATACAGACTATAATAAAGAGTTTGAAAAAAGAGTTACAACAAATATTGATGCTGTAAAAACAAAACTAGCACAAGCTATAAATGCTGGTGATATTGAGAAACAAGTGGAAGCTCAAACAGAACTTTCTCAATTAACCATGGATGCTACACGACTTGCTAGGATGAAGGAAATGGAAGAAAAGCCAGTTCCGGATCATATGAAACCACCTACAGGACAAAGACAAGTTCAACCACCACAGCAACCACCACAGCAACCACAAAGACCCCCTGATCCTAAAGCGGATGCTTGGGCTAAGAAAAATGCTTGGTTTGGTACTGATAATGCAATGACTTATACTGCATTTGATATCCATAAAAAACTTGTGGAAGAGGAAGGTTATGATGGAGCATCTGATGAATATTATGCAGAAGTTGATAAAAGAATAAGACTTGATTTCCCGCATAAATTTGATAAAG